TTCGGCCTTTACCGCTTCACTAATAGTTTCTCTTCTATTACGCAGATAATCGTCAGTATCATCTATATCGCCATCGTTGTCAATGTCTTCATCTTCTTGTCCAACAGGGTCTAAATTTTTAATAACATTCCACCACATTTTATCACCTCAATTTACAAATTCTATATTACCAGTTCGGGGTTTTGTGGGAACTTGTTTTATTTCTTCTAGAATTTCTTCAAGTCTTTCCCTAAATTCTGCAATCTTTTCTGGATTTTTCATCATTAAATTAACAACATATTCAATATCTTTTTCCATTTCTAGAGATAATTTTTTTCTTCCAGTTGCTCCTAATCTAAACATAGGTTTATCATTTTTAATAACATGTTTCCATAACATTATTGTTCCCCCTTCTCTTGATTTTCCTTTGACCTTTTGTCATCTGTAATTGGGCCACCTTTTGCCCATGTGTAACAAGTTCTAGCAGAATGACATTTAAAATCGTGCATCCAACAGTAGCCTAATTCTCCATCGTCATCCAATTCTAAAGGCATACAATCTTTCATTCTAGGAGAAATATCAAAGGCTACACAATTACTACAATTTGAGTTTTTTGCTTCTTCTGCTGAGGTCGTTGGTCCCCATCTTTTAGCGTATTTTACCCAATAATCTTCATCCGATAGATTTAGCGGTCCATATTGAATATGTTCCGCTTTAATGGCACTATCTCTATTTTTAGTATTCAATTTTAAATCCTTTGTGGCTCTAGGACAAGCCATTTCTTTTAATATTATTTCCCAACTCATGGTGAACCCTTCCTTCTTTTATATGTTTTACAAGCGGCACAAGTAGGTCTACATCTTCTTTTTCTTCCCTTAGATGCATCTGCTCTACCGCAAGGTTTTGGTCCTCCTTTTTGGTTACAAGTTCCACAAGCAATCCAACCACTTTGGGTTTTACCGCCTTTCTTTTGCTTACCGCCTCTTCTTGAGAACCATCCATGTAATCCCTCATCCTTTTCTCTTTTAAAGTTATCGCCACTTCGCCTTTTCTTTTTCTTAGTTCTTTTGGAACTCTTCTTTCGTCGGGCTTTACTTTTTTTACTGATAATATCAAACCAATCTTCCATAATTTCACCTCACATATTATCAATAATGTTGTCATACATTTTCATTATTTCCTTAGTAATATAATTCCAATTTACTTCATTAAGAGAATAGCCATCTCCTATAAATCTTCTACTAAATCCTTCATCTAAAGAAACTACCTCCTTAGCGTTATTCCAAGTTTTAGCAAAAGCATCTCTTATTTCTTTATAATTAACGGGTACACCTAAAGCCTTATTCATCCGTGCCATTGTTTCTATATGATATGGTATTGTAGTTACAAGAGATTCTTTCAGAATTACTAATAACGCTTCACTAGCCTCGTTATTTTTAATTACATCCCACCACATATTAATAACTCCATTCTTCTGTGTCGCCAAAACGCCCTTCATCTTCCATTGTGATTCTGTCGGGATAATCTCGGTCATTATAAACTCTTAACCAAGACGTATCGTGCATCTCTAATGGTGATAAACTTGAATCTATTATTTTAATCTTATTGTTTGGACCACTACACAAAACGCCTGTTTTTTCGTCAAAGAAAAATGTCTTTGTCTTATGTTCATTCCATACCTGCGAAAGTCCATAGTCTACATTTCTTTCTGGTAAAGGGTCGCAGGTCCACAAATAATTACCTTTCTTTGGTACTCCCTTTCTATTCTTCATAAAGATAGTGCAGTTTCTAAGTCCCTCAATTTGAACCATTTGCCAATTATCTGATATGGAATCCCACCACCCAACATCATTCATTGTGATTTGTTGTTGTGGTGTTTCTTCTCTAATAAAAATTGAACATTGGTCTACCTTGTCATATAGTGCGCCTATTGATGGAAAGTATACTACGAATAATGGCGCACGGTTGCGAATAAAACGAATCGCTTTGATGACCCCAAATATGGTTTCATCTTTTCTAAAAATTGGTTGTCCAGAAAGAAAAGATTTCTTAACATAGCATTCAACGTAAGGTGTAGAAACAATCATGGTAATCACTTCTTTTTACTATTACCCCAGTTTTTTGCCCCCTTCTTTCTACATTGAACTAATGCGCCAGAAGCATAAGCGGAGGGCCATTTCTTATATCTTCTTCTAACTTTGTAATAACAGGCATCTCGCTTGACTTTACTTTTCTTTTTCTTAGCCCGCTTTGAACCCTTTTTGCGACGAGCCTTACCTTTCTTTTGTAGTATGTCTTGCCACTTCATGTATATTCCTCTCTCATGGTTTCTACATTATATTCTAGAAATCTTATCATCTCTTCAATATCTGGATTTGGTTTCTTTAGCATCTTAAGTAATTCTTCCATATAAAAAAGTAGTTGCTGTAAAGCCATCATTTCATCGGAAGTTTCTCTAAAATCTTCACTAACTTTTTTTCTCCAGTCTTCTTTTGCAAACTCATAATCAACAATAAAAGCAGATGTTTGCCCACTTCTATCAACAATAATTGGTAAATTGGAACTTTCAATAAAATTACTCGCTCTATGAATAATAAAATTATCATATCTACTTTTCATAAAAGCAGTAACAGTATTCTTATTTACATTTTCATATTGGGGTCTTAGTTCCTCGATGTTTTCCTCTAATTTTCTTTTAAATTCTTCATTAGTTAAATCTTTGGGTTTAAATGTTTTACCAAATAGGCTAAGGTTTTCTTCTAAAGTTTCTAAGAAAATTTCTTTAACAGGCATTAATTTGTTTAATCTTCTACTTCTAGAAGATTTACTAACAATTACACTTTGCCAAATATCAATCACCATCCAAATAATAAATAACTCTTTTCTTAAGTTTTAGAATCTTATCAATATCGGCCTTATAGGTATCATACTTACTCTTCAAGTCCATACCATTTGTAGAATCGTTACCCAATAGAACATATGAATCGTCGGAGGCAATTAACTCACAAGCCACTAATTTAGTAGCCGCATCTTCGATAACTGCGGGGACTCTTTGATTACCATATGTGTATGTAACTTTAATTGAATGCTTTCTTCTGATTGGATAATCAGTTCTAAAGAAAATGTCGCCCGTATCTCGCATATCCCACCAATCTTGATTTCTGTCATATTCTTCTTTATCGGTAAAATCTGTTTTACTAATACCAGAACCACTAACTGCAATTGTGCAATTTTGTCCATCAGAACCTGGCAATAAAGATACAATTGTTACTGTTTCGTCTTCTTCTAAATTAGCATAAAAGAAATCGGAAATATTACTTCCGCTAGAAGAGAGTGATTTATTAGTAGTAGCACCCGTGAATGGTGCAGTAATGCTAGGTGGTTGTTCGTTAATCAAATAACACAATTCCATAGCGGTGGTTCTTTTACCAAAAGTTTTGTTAAACTGCCCTGTTCCCGTTCCTGCTGTTAATATCCACGTTGTTCCACCTGCTGTTAAAGTTACACTTGTAACATTTGTGAAATCGCTAATTGTAACTGTTGCTACGGCTGAAGCGAGGTCTTTATATTCACTACCCTCCCATGTAGCAATACGGATAATTTTTCTGATATTCTCATTTTCTAGTCTAATTTTACCCACATAATCGGAATAGTAACTTCTAAATTTATCGTCAAAATCAAAATCATGGAATTCATTTTCCACCAAATTTTCTCTCCATGATGAGTTTGTAGTTTCATCAATTAAATCTTCGGCTCTCCTAATTAAATCTCCGACCTCTTCTAAAGTGGGAGAAGTAGCCGAACCAGAACTAGCGGAAACAAAGTCAGCAATACCCAATAGTGCGGCTACTTTAACAGCAGTAGTATAACTGCCTACGCCACCATCATAATTTACAACACTAAGAGAAATGTCGGATGGGGTTACTATCTTTACCATGTTTATTACTCCTATTACTTATTTATTACTTTATCGCATTACCAACTGTATTTACAGCCTTTCTAATATCTTCTAGAGTATTTAGTAGATTTCTGCCAATCATTGTTTCTAGGTTAGGATTAATTCTCTTATCACCTAATGGTGTTATACCATATTGTGTGCTTCCTTTACCGTAATTAATTGACCTCTTTGTTAATTGTGGTCTAACATCACCTACTACATTGTATTCTGTTTCTATCATTATTTTACCATATGGGCTTAATTGTCCTTCCATGTTTAATAAATTAGCCTCAATTTCAACTGTTAGTTTTCCAAATTTAGTTACATCGCTAAGAGCAGTTCCAGAAAATGCTTCAGCAATCGCCTTCATAATTTCATTATAATGCTTCCCATCCCCATATATGTCCTGCATAACCTTTTGTGTTTCTTCTATATTTATTTTTGGTAATAGTGCCTTAATTGAAGATACAACAGCGGGGGTTAGATTTTGATAATCATATCTTTTTAGTGAATTAGCGACTTCTCTTGTGATGCCCAATTTATTAGTATCAGACTCAACCATTCCGTCAATCATATCAAAAACTTCTTCATTTGAAGGAGGTTCTACATAATCAGGACTTCTCAATTCTTTCATAATTATTGTTTCCATAACATTTTCAAACAAGGCATAGACTTCAGGTAAATCGTTATCTTGTGCCAACATTTCTCTTCTAGTTTTTTTAGCCGCCTCCAAATCTTTACCAGAAAGTTCTTCATAACTTCCCGTTGCAGATTCATAGACCTTTTCCATTTCAGTCAATTTGGAGTTCATATCATAGAGAAGTTCGCTCAGGCTATCGCTAATATCTTCTAAATTTTCGTCAAAAGCATACTTTTTCATCTTAGGGATAAATTGATTCTCGTCTTCCAAAACGTCATCTATTTCGTTCAAAAATTCAATAACAGGTTCATATTTATCTTCAACATCACTTGGAGATAAAACCAAACCTTGATAATTTTCAATATCAACATTAAAAGCACTTAGCATTTCCTCAGACAATTCTTGGGTTTGTTCATCAGTAGCATCTAAAACTCTTTGTTCTTCAAATTGTTCTAGTTCTGAAATTACATCATCTACGGTTAGTGCTTTAATCAAACCATATAATTTATACATATTGAGATGAACATTGTTTGCGTTTAGTCTAGAAAACATAGTCTTCATTTGCTTTCTAAAATCTTCATCAGTATTTTTAATTATTTCTTCAAATCTTGCCCTTGAACCTCTAGAATCATCCCGTATCTTTTTACCTTCTTTGCCCAAATTAATTGTCTTTCTATCCTTTAGAACCTGCTTTCTTCTTCCAGCAGTTCTAATAACAGATTCGCCAAACTTAACCGTATAGGGTTTAAAATCGGGTATTTCAATTTTTACTTTCTTTGAAAAATCCATTTCAGGAATTTTATCTTTAAGGTATTGTGTAAGGTCCATCTCATTGAGATAGACAGACTCCATAGTTTGAGCCGCACCCATTTCTTCCATTTTTGCAGGTGTAACCATTTCCCTTTCAGTAGCCGTTTCTACAATTTGTTCTATACTTTGGTCAAATTCTGATTGCATTTGTCTAAATTCAGGAACACTATCAAACCAATTCTTTCTAATGTAGTTAGCATATCCTTCAATGGCATTGTTCATCAAATTCTTAGCCTTTCTTTTAAAGGCAGGACCGTATGTGGTATTAGCACTAACTTCAACCAAAATTCTTATCAATTCGTTAAATTCTTCATCATCTAATTCATTTAAATCTAAAACGAATTGTGAACCATCGTTACCTTCAAACATTTCACTATCTGAAACTTGTCTTAGTAAAACCTTAGCCTCATTTTCAGTAAATCCTAAAGAATCTACGGTTCTATAAGTGTTAGGACTTTGACCATATTCAAATTCAAAATCTTGACTAAATATACCACTAATGTAACTATCAATTGCGTTAGAAACAAGCAACTCCATACCGACAACCATAGCCTCGATATTTACTTTTTCGTTCTCCTTAATATACTCACTAATTTTATTTGCTAATTCACCGCCCAACAGTTCTCCACTAGCACCCTTTACCTGTTTTTTAGCAAAGGTAATAGGCAACAATTGTCCGAAGTATTCTTGAAAGTCTTCATCGTACACATCAAAAAATGTAATAAAATCTAAATTAGTTTTTTTCTCATCTAACAAATCGCCAACCTTAAAGGCCATAATTTTATCATAAGAGGCCGACTCAACCTTAAACGGTTCACCATCAATCTCTTTCATTGTGAAGACCATTTTATCATGTTCTTCTGCAAAGTCTAAATGCTTCTGTAAATTAGAAACTGAATCTTCATCAAAATATTCCTGTATAAAAGATACAAGAGATTGGTCTTTTAGTTTTTCTAAGGCATTTGTGTTAATAGAATCAAATTCGGCATCATCATAACCACCCACTCGATGATTTCTGGTCAAAAATGTAACCATGTTTTTTAATTTAAATGGCGTTAGAGCATTATCAATTTTAGTCTTCAAACTCTTATTGACCTTAGAAGCCTTATACATAACGTATGCTACAATGGCTTCTTCTGAAAAACCCGCATTCCAATCCTTTCTAGTAATAATGTCTCCACTACCACCTTTAAGGTCATCGGGCTTAATGTAACCAAATTCTGGTATCGTTGTCATTCTTTAGCCCCCTAATTAGTAAGGGCAAAGATTTCAAGTGTGGTAAAGTTATCAGCAATAATCTTAATACCATTTCTGCAAATAACGTCAAGACCTCTAATTACATCGGAGGTATCTGCGGCAATATTGAATTTAGCAATTCGATTTGTTACGTCAATAAAGGTCAATATACCATCACCACTTCCACGATTACCCCCTGTTGTGGATACACTTAATTCAAATGTATTAGCATCTGTAATTGAGGCAATTGTAGCACCATTGGGAATACCTGTTCCTGTTACAAACATACCTACTGCCAATACCGAAGTATCAGCAAGTTGTATTGTTGGGTCGTTGTTAAAATCACACGGGAATTGAGCATCAGCAACCGTATTATCGAATACGTTAATTACTGAGGCTGTTCCACCGTTAAAGTAAATTATTCCGTCAAATTTTCCACCCGTAGTAGATAGAATTGTGTTCGCTGTTATTTCTGTTGAATTCATAGGCATATTATCATCTCCTTAGTTATACGCAAAGATAGGTAAGTAATAAAACTTACTCTTCTTCACTAAATAGACCAACAAGGTCAGACTTGTTTTGTGACAATTTAAATGGAATACCTAGAGAGCGCAAATGTGCTTGCAATTCTCTCTTTGTCATACTATCTAAGTCGGGTAGTGGAGAGGCTGTATCATCGGAAACTTCCTCAACAACCTCTTCCACTTCCTCCACAATTTCATCTAAAATAGTGAAATTGTTTCTTAGAAAAATACCACGCAACTCTTCATCAGCGTCAAACTCTTGATTACCGAGATATGACTTGCCGAGAACAATTTTCGTTCCACCCGTAGTATTTTTTACTCTCAATTAATCACCTCAGAGTTGTCCCAAAAGTCTTACTCTAACTGTTCCACAATCGTTTGTAGGATGTGCGGTAGATACTGAATTTCTCTTACGGGGGCGCAAAACCAAATTATCCGCCTTAAAAGAGTTTCCGTCAGTTCCCAATTCAACAGTCCAATGGATGTCCATATCTTCTTGACCCAAAATAAATACCTGTGAAACGCTACTTAGTCCAAATTCAGAATAAGGGATAACAGCGTTTGTCTTACTAAGGGTAATTTCGTCGTTACTTCCGTCAGCACCTATTGTAGTAAAGGTAATCAAATCACCATCAATTGCTGTAATTCTTGAATCAATGTTATTTGCTCCACTTGCTGCGCTACCGATAGTAACCAAATTACCGACAGTTAAACCGCTAATTACAGTTCCGCTTGTTCGTCGGAAGGTGTTTGCCGAAGCGACAAAATCACCTGTCGTTGTTAGTACATCATCAATGTCAGTTACATCAATAATTGCGTCTACATAATATTCGTGGCCTTGAACCTTTGGACCTGTAAATCCATGATGGTCGGCTACTAGTGTTACTGTATGTGTCAATTAAATCACCTCATTGTAGGTCAATAATCTTGCCTTGTCCTCTAAAGTAAGTACACATAGTTTCAGCAACAGTTCTGTAAAGTCCTCGATGACCCAACTTTCCGTGTCCGAAAACATCTGCATTAATTCCACCTTCAAAGTATTCAGTAGGTTTTAGTGTGCAAAGGAACAAATGGTCAGTATCTAGAATTAGAATATCTGAAAGTCCTGCACCACCATTCGGCATATCCTTAACTGGGATAATAGGAATGTCGTGATAAGTAGCAACACGGAAACCAACCTCTCGGCCAGAAACGCCCTTAATTCCTGAATGGGAAGGAACAACTTCTGTTCGACCCATGAATCTTTCTTGTGCTTGTAGCAATTCACCCAAAGTCTGAATAGTATCATATCCTGTTAGAATAACCTTAGGGTCTCCGCCTCTTGCCATGAGGTTTCTCAAAGCAGTATTTAGGAGATTAACTGTTAGGTTTCTATCAGTTCCTGAATTGGAATCAACGTAAGCCTCAAGGTATTCTGTTCCCGAACCTGCTCTTGTTTGTCCATACAAATCATTCTTGTTTGCGTAATTACTCATAGCGTTGGTTTCAGCGTGAGTAGCAATAATCTTATACAAAGATGTAAGAGCATTATCTACACCGCTAAAGCCAGAATGGTCAAGACCCTTTCCTGCTGTTTGTGTCAAATCCTGCAAAACCATTGCATTCATAACTTCTGCGTGAGTAATTCCAACTTCTTCACGGTAGTTAGCAATAAGGTCGCCAATACCGTCATCCATTCCTGCCATCAATTGAGCAATTTCAGAAATCTCAAAAGTATGTGCAACAGTCTTTGGAGTTACAGATAGGGTTGTGTAATCTGGCTTTACGTTAGTAATGCTAGAAAGTGCTTGATTTTCAGGTTGTCCTCCCAAATCATCAGCGTCAGATACTGAGAAAGTATCATCATTACCACCAATAGCACGGGATTTTAGCATTCTCCAACCGCTAGACTTCCACGGCTTCTTAGGAAGCATAGAAAGTGCATTCATTTCACGGTTAATCATTGACCAAACTTTTTGTCCAAATACAATGTTGTAAAGTTCAGTTGTTTGTGCATCTCCAGATGAACCTGTTGAATAGTGTCGTCCTTCAATACCCGAAGTAATGCCTGTTGATTTCAATACGTTGTCGCTTCCTATACCATAGGTCGCTCGCTCCATGTCTCCGATAGTCTTAAAATATCCACTCATGTTTAGTTACCCCCCTTCAAACGGGAAAATTCGTTATGGGCTTCTTCCCATGACATGTTAGCAATGTCGCCAACAGTTACGGTATTAGCCTCTCTTTGTTCTGCCTTTGCAATAACGTCGCTCTCCAAAGATTTCTTTAGTTCGCTTAGTTCGCTAGCAATAGAACCGATTGCGGACTGTGCATCAAACTTAGCCTTTTCAGACTCGGCTTTTTCAACTAGAAGTTCTTCCTTGTAGCGGTTTTCAAATTGTTCTTTGATAACTGCATAGGCTCTCTCTTCTTCCTTTTCGGCTCTAAATGCTTCATATGCTTTTTCGATGTTAGAAGGTGAAAGGTCAAGAGTTGAGATTTCCTCAGATTTCTTGTCCATATCATAATCACCTGCTTCATAGTCTTCTGTTTCATAGTCTCCCATTTCAACAGTTTTCTCATCATTGTCATAATCAGTCTTTGTTGCTTCTTCATCATCAACATCCTCCATTCGGATGTCGGCTCCTTCCTCTCGCATACTATCCATAGATTCGATGTCTTTGTCACCTTCTTCCTTTAGGATAGTTTCCTTAAGTTCTGCCATTACTTCATTAAACTCGCTTAGTGCTTTTTCAATTTCGCTCATATTTTTGTCCTCCTTTACAATATTAAACTTGGCTTCGG